CTTCTTGACCGTGCATTTATGAATAGATTAAATGTCATGGTAAACCCACAAAGAAAATATGTGATAACAACTAAATATAGTTTAGATTAGGAGATAATATGAGTGAAGTGAAGTTACTTAGATTAAGTACAGGTGAAGATATAATTGCCAAAGTAGGCGAAAACGACCAAGGTGTGAGTTTAAATAAACCATTTGTAATCATACCACAACAAAAGGGACCAGGTCAACCCATTCAACTAATGATGTCATTGTATAACGCATTTGGTAAAAGCGATACAGTTACGGTTGCTAAAGACAAAATTGTTTTTATAACAGAACCTAAAGATGATATCAAATCAAATTACGAAGCAAACACTAGTAATATAATTACTAAACCATCAGGACTTATAACAGAAACTAAATTACCAGGTTAATGGTAAAAGTTAATTTTGTAAGAGATAGTGGTGAAACACTATCAGTTGACATGCCTGTTGGTTACACCATCATGGAAGCAGCTAAAGAACTGGATTTACCAGAGATACCTGCTGATTGTGGTGGTTCATGTGCATGTGCGACTTGCCATATCCATGTAGATATGTTAAAATGGCCACAGTTAAAAATAGAAGAGAACTCTTTAGAACAAGAGTTGTTGGAATATGAAAAAGGTTATACAGACGAGTCAAGATTGGCATGTCAGATACAACTAAATGATGAATTAAATAATGTAACGGTGAAATTGAGAAAAGATGAACTTCTATAAAAATGTAATTGAACACAAAGGTAAACTTCTTATTCGTGGTGTCTTAAACGGCAAAGAGTATAAAGAAAAGATTGACTTCGGTCCTACTCTATATTGTTTGACACAAGAGCATTCAGTTTACAAAACACTACAAGGTCAGTTTCTAAAACCTATTGAGTTTACAAATATAAGTGCAGCTCGTAGATTTCGTAAAGAAATTGCCACACAGAATTCGCCAGTATATGGCCTAGAAAGATACCACTATCAATATATCGGTCAAGAATATCCTACTGAGATTGAGTGGGACAAAGACAATATAAAAATCTTTACACTTGATATTGAAACAACTTGTGAAGGAGGTTTTCCAGATGTTGAAGACCCACAAGAACAGTTGTTATGTATCACAGTAAAAAACCAATCTAATAAACAAATCATTACATGGGGTGTCGGTGATTTTCACACAGACAGACCAGATGTTACATACATAAAATGTAAAGACGAAAAACAATTGATGTTTGAGTTTATGAAATTCTGGATTAAAAATTATCCAGATGTTATCACAGGTTGGAACACCAAGTTTTTTGACTTACCATATTTGATGAATAGAATTAAACTGATTGCAGGTGATAAAGTTGCAAACAGAATGTCGCCTTGGAATTTAATCAATAGAGGTGAGGTTGTTACACATGGTAGACCTCAAACAGTTTATAATCTATTTGGTATTTCTATGTTAGATTATCTTGACTTGTACAAATGGTTTATTCCTACAAGACAAGAAAGTTATAGACTAGATTTTATTGGTGAACTAGAACTTGGTCGTGGTAAAGATGACGCAGGTTATGATACATTTAAAGATTGGTATACAAAAGACTTCCAATCATTTGTTGATTATAATATTCAAGATGTTGAAATCGTTGACGCCTTAGAAGATAAACTTGGTCTTATTGACCTGTCACTTACTGTTGCATATGATTCAAAGGTAAACTATGATGATATATTTTCACAAGTAAGAGTGTGGGATACCTTGATTGCAAATCATCTTATGCAAAAGAATATATGTGTACCACCAAGAGAAGAGAATAGTAAAGAAACAAAATATGAAGGCGCTTATGTAAAAGAACCAATCATTGGTGGCCATGACTGGATTGTTTCGTTTGATATTAACTCTCTATATCCACATATCATTATTCAATACAATATTTCGCCTGAAAAGATACTTGGTGAATCATCTCATGGTGTCAATGTTAATAAAATGATTGACATGAAAGTACCACTTAACTATCTTAAAACTGAGGGTGCATGTTTGACACCAAACGGTGCCAAGTTTAGAAATGATAGTCAAGGTTTTCTTCCTGAAATGATGGAGAAAATGTACAATGAAAGAGTTGTATTCAAACAAAGAATGTTGAAGGCGAAAGCCGAGTATCAAAAGACTAAAGACCCTAAACTTGTCAAAGAGATTGCAAGGTGTCACAATATTCAATGGTCAAAGAAGATTGCCTTGAACTCAGCTTATGGTGCAGTTGGTAATCAATACTTTAGATATTATGATGTGCGACAGGCAAGTGGTATTACAACTGCTGGTCAATTTATTATTCGTTTCATTGAGAAGAAAGTGAATGAGTATCTAAATCAAATACTACAAACAAAAGGTGAAGTAGATTATATTGTTGCGTCTGATACAGATAGTATCTATGTTCGATTTGGTAAACTAGTAGAGAAAACTTGTGAGGGTAAATCAAGAGAGCAGATTATTGATTTTCTTGGTAAGGTCTGTGACAACAAGATTGAACCATATATTGAAAAGTGTTTTGAAGAGTTAGCAGATTATTCTAACGCATTTAAAAATGCCATGGTTATGAAACGAGAAGTTATCGCCAACAAAGGTATATGGGTTGCAAAGAAAAGATATATGTTGAATGTGCTTGATGACGAGGGTGTTAGACTTGCTGACCCTAAACTTAAACTTATGGGTATTGAGGCAGTTAAATCATCCACACCACAAGTTTGTCGTGGTAAGATTAAAGAAGCAATCAAGGTCATCATGGGTAAAGAAGAAAAAGATTTACATAAACTTGTTGCTGATTTTAGAAAAGAGTTTATGAAATTGCCAGCAGAATCAATTGCCTTTCCTAGAAGTTGTAACAATCTTAAAAAGTATAGAGATAGTGCAAACATCTTTATCAAAGGCACACCAATCCATGTGAAAGGTGCATTGGTTTATAATTATCAAATACATAAACGAGGTCTACAAAGTAAATATCCTTTGATACAAGAAGGCGATAAGATTAAGTTTATCAAATTGAAACCTGCTAATCCATTTAAGTTTGATGTGATTAGTTATATGACAACTCTTCCCGAAGAGTTTAAACTACAAGAGTATATCGACTATGATATACAATTTCAAAAGACTTTCCTAGACCCTATGCGTTTCATTCTGGATGCTGTGAACTGGAAAGATGAACCACAAGCAACATTGGAGGCATTCTTTGGATAATCCTGTTAACATAAGCGGACAATTATTGGAAGATAAAGTTGAAACTTATTGTAGAGAAAACAATATAAGTTATAAAAGAGCAAAACCAGGTGCTCACGAAATAGATTTTATTATAGAAAGTAGTAGAGGTAAATTATTTGCCGATTGTACTAATCAAAATTCAGGTGGTAGCGTAGAAGAAAAATTGCCACATAAATTATGGAAATATTTTAAGAAGTATCAATACAGAAATGTTTATATTATAAAAGGCGACCATAAAATTTCTAAATCTGTGCTTGACCATTGTTATGAAATGGCAAGAGGTTATAATTTTCAATTATCTTTTGTTAACTTTGAACAGTTTACAAATGGATTAAACGCCAAAGAGGAGGGTTTCTTTGGCTAATTTCCCAACCAAAAAATACGGAGTAATATATGCTGACCCGCCTTGGCAATTTAAACTTAGGTCCGATAAAGGCAAAGATAAAAGTCCTGAAAGACATTATCCTGTGCTTAGCCTTGCTGACATTTGTAGGTTACCTGTTGACACAATTACTGAGGACAATGCAGTCCTTTTAATGTGGGTATGTGACCCTATGTTAGACCAGGCGTTTAAGGTTATAGACGCCTGGGGTTTTAAATTTAAGACAGTTGGTTTTACATGGGCAAAAACAAATCGAAAGAAGTTAGGATTTTTTACCGGTCTAGGTTATTGGACAAGAGGTAATCCTGAGATGTGTTTACTTGCAACAAAGGGTAGACCAAAAAGAAAGGCCATGGATGTGGCACAACTAGTGATATCACAAAGAGGTAGACAC